GCAGCATACGGTGAAATCTGATCATCTGGGTGTAGTAGGTTGTAGCGGTCTGCAAGGTCTGCCCACCCGATGAAGTCAGAGACAATACGCTCCTCTGGCTGTCGATAGGTTGGCTTGTAACCCTGCTTGCGTACAAACGAGATCAACTGGGGGCTGACCCCGAACTGCCTTGCGATCTCAACGCCTTTGACCCCGGAGCGTGACAACCGGATCACCTCCATAACTTGATCTTCGGTCAACTTTCTGGCGTTCATGCCCCGTCATCCTCCAGTTCTTGGATCCTGCGATCAAGCAACTTCAACGCCCGTCGCAGGGTGTCGTTCATGTTCTCCAAAGCCTCCAGCCTTGCTAGGGCTCTAGATACGATGACACAATCGTCTGGTGGAGACTTGGGCAGCATCTTGCCCAGCAGGATTCGTAGTTGGTTATTTGTATCGTCCATAGCGGTTGATCTTGATGAGGTCACAGTCCAAGAGGAGCATGAAGATAAATAGCAGGCCGAACACGAATACCGTCACCAGTCCTCCCAATAGGACCCCCATAACGATGGTGTCGAGCAAACTCACTTGGTGTCCTCCTTGAGGTACTCCCACCCTCGCTTCTTGATCTCCTGCGACAGTTCCGCCCACGAACACCGCTCCTTCACCCACAGCAGGACTTCCCGCCTCACCTCGTCGCGCTCGGAGCGCAGGCATTCAATGGTTTTCTCAAACAACTCCAACCGATCTGAAATAGCACACAGTCGATCTCCGTCACTCAGGAGGTGACCATCGATGTTGTAGTCGTTATACGCAAGCGACCGTAGGAACTCCGAATCTGACATTCCATCTTGCTTCATGGTTAGATCTCCTCGTTCATTGGCATTTCGATCTCATGCAACCTACCGCTTTCCTTGAAGTACCGCAGCATTCCCGAAGGACCCGTGTCCCCCGTGAATCGATTCTTCAAGACCCGCAGTAGAACTTCGTTTGGGTTTTCCCCCTGTTGGTTACGCTCTAGCCCGATTACAGCGTCGGCCAGTTGTGCAATGGCATGGCTACCGCGCAACTGGGCCAGACTGGTGGTGGCTCCCTCTTCGTGTCCACGGTCGCCATCAGGACGGCGTAGGTGGCTGACCACGAACAGGGATACCTGAGTCTCCTCGACAAGGGACCGCAGGGAGGTCATGGCGTTGTCGATCAGTCGCCGCTCGTCGCCCTCCCCCAGCCCTGACACAACGATGCTCAGGTGGTCTAGGAAGATGTACTTGCAGCCGCACGACTTGATCATGTAACGCATCCGGGCCAACAGGTTCTCGGGGTCCACGGAGCCAAAGTGGTCAAAGAGAACCACCTTGGCAACCGTGGCCGCGAAAGCCTCCCGCTTCTGTACCTCCGTGACCTCGCGGTCAACCCAGAAGTAGGGAGGCGTGTTCAGGTGAATGCCCATCAGGTTCCGGGCAGTACGCTTGATCGACTCTTCCAGCATCAACAGGCCGACCTTCTGTTGGGAGCGGATCAAGTGGCAGATCAGTTCACGGCACACAGAAGACTTGCCGATGCCTGTACCGCTCGTCATCACCACCAGTTCGCCCTGCCGGATGCCCAACAGTTTGTCGTTCAGTCCAGCCCACGGATACGGAACCGATTCATTTCGGTCCTCACTATTGACTGTATCCCACAGATCGGAACCAAGGACCACCCCATCAGGACGGTAAGCCTTTGCACCGTAGACCGCATCAATGACTCGCTTGCCTTCGCCATTCTGAAGTGCCTCATTGGGATCCTTGAAGCCGTTGACCGTGCCAATCTTGGCCTTGCCGGGGGTCAGCAGCATGGCACACTCACGCGCAGCCTTGCGTCCCGGCTCGTCATCATCAAACAGGATCACGACTGAGTCGAACTTTTCCAGCCACTCCAGATTGCTCTGGAACGACTTCAGGGCTCCAGAGGCTCCCGTGGGCACAGACACCACAGGCCATTTGTTCTGGAACAGTTGGGACACCGTCAGGGCATCGACTTCGCCCTCGCAGACCGTCACCATCTTGCCGCCGTCGCGCCACAGGTGCTGACCGTAAAACGGAAGGCCCTTGGCTTCCCCTAGGATCACGAAGTCCTTGGATGGGAACCTGAGTTTCTGAGCCACCACAGTTCCATCCTTGATGTACTGGGCGACTTGGACTGGCTGACCTGAGTACTCGCCTACGCCGTAAGACCAGATCCGACAGGTGTCTTCGCTGATCCCACGCTTCTTCAGCGAGGTGAATTCGATATCAATCATGGATTCCTTTCCTTTCTTGTGTCCTTCTGAAACGGCTAGATTCTGTCCGTCTGAGGAGGCTGGTTCGTAGTGTTTACAGCCAAAGCAATAGCCGTGGCCGTCGTTGTATCTCGCTAGGTTGTCTTTGGACCCGCATTGCGGGCACGGTTCATGCTGGACGAACTCTGATTCGCTCCGGTTCGACATGGTGTTCTTCCCATTCCACTTCGATTCTTGGGTGATCTGAGTACCGCTTGACGGCCTCAATCTTCACGATCTGGACATCGTCAGCCCAAGCCCACTCATTGAGTGCATCAAGGATGGACTTCAGGTGGTTGTCGATGTCTCCAATAGGATACGGATTGGCTGGCTTCTTGGGACGCTTGCAGTAGAACACGACCTTGACTGACAAAGGTCCCTGCACCGGACAGCCCTTGGGCTTTTTGATGGCACCAAGGGCTGTCGTTGCAGCCTGACGAAACTTGTTGTAGGACTTGCTGTAGTAGGCAAAGCCCTTGCGTGAAACACGCGGACGGCTAGCCGGAACAGGATCGACCCACAACACCAGTTTCATCAGAAGTCAGACTCGTCTTCCGTATCCGAAGTGGCCGTGGAATCCGACTGGGAGGAAACCACAAAGCCGTCCGTGGCCTTGAATCCATACGAGTCGAACGAATCGCCGGGGGTGTACTCCTTGAGATCAAGGATCTGCACCGCCTTCATACGCAGGCTGACACCAGCACCCACCATGGCCGTGAAGTACGGGACCAGTTCAAACGAGACACGAATCGTTGAACCGCTGCCGACATTGGGCGGGTTCTGGAGCGGGTTGCCCTGAGCGTCGAACAGCATGGGCTTCTGTGTCCACGAACGCTCTTCGTTTCCAGCCTTGGCCTTCAACTTGAACTTGATCCGCAGACCGCCGTCCTCGTTTTCCTTGATGGGGAGTTCAGCCCGCTTCAACTTCTTGCCACCGCGCTTCTCGCACTCGGCCTTGTAGGCTTCGTCCGCAGCCTTGCGGATCGCCGCCACAAACTCGTTGGTGGGCTTGCCATCGGTCAGGTCGAGGTCCACGCTGTACACGCCGTCCTTGTCGAACTTGGTGTCCGGGGTGTTCAGGCGGGGGTACACAGCGGTACCGATGGGGCTGGTGAACTTGATGAACTTACGCTTCTGCATTTGGAGAGTCTCCTTTGTCTAGACCCTAGACACTTCAGTTGAAGTAGTATTCGGAGTCCAGTACCTTCGTGATGTCCAAGGAACCATACCTTGGAACTTCAGGTACTATAGCAGAACCCGGTAGTTGTGTCAAGACCCCCTGATGGAACTCAGCAAGCAGGTCCCGGGAGAACAACTCAACGGTAGCCTCGCGGACACTACGGGACATGGTCTTGTAGTCCGCCCCAAGGCACAGGATCTGATCGTGGACGGTTCCAATGGAGGATACCCCTCGACCCCGGGCCATGTTCACGGTGTGCCCCAGAAGCCCGCCAAAGCCGTCCAATGAGTGGATCAGGTTGGCGGGTCCACCATTCATGGCCTTGCGCTTGGACTGGCGACCGTTCTCCTGCCGCAGCGAAAGAACCTTGGCCTTGGCCCCGATGCGGGTTGATACGGTGACGGTGTCGTAGTTCTCGTACCGCATCTTCACGGGGAAGCCGATGGGGGTCACCCACCATGGAGTCACATCGTGGTCGATCAGGACAGCCATACAGCCCCGAATAAAGTCCATGCCTCGCTGGGCAGAACCAACGACATCACCGATGGATTCCCAGACGATCTTGCCCAGATAAGCGATGGGCTTATAGGTTTCCAGACCGAAGGGGTTGTCCACCTTACGCAGGCGATCCTCGACCCATTCACGGGTGTAGCCGATGCATGAGTGCAGCGTGAGCCCATAGGGCAGGGTCATGGTCTGACGCTTGGTGGTCGTTCGGTCGATCCCAAGTCGCAGCAACTGCTGATCCAGTTCGGTGTTGCTGGCTTTCAGACGAGCAATCACAGCCCGTGCCACAGCCTCGTAGGGATCGCTTGGCTTCGCACTTGGGAGTACATTGGTCGCAGTAGCAGCCACAGGATCCCGCAGCAGCATCGAATAGATCTGCAAGCCCTGTGTGGTGGCATCCATGCCAATCGGCAGGGTGCTGATGAAACTGGATCCTTGGTTCCACAGTCCAGTCAACTCTCGACAAGCCATCACGAAATGGAATGGTTCATCAGCCTGAATCCAAGTTCGATTGGACCACGGGTCAGTACCGATGGCAACGATGTCCCTACGGGCTCGTTCTACCCAATCAATCCGTGCTGCCGTGGTTTCCTTGTCGATGCCCCACTTGTTGGCTGCGTGAATATACAGAGCCTTGACTGCATCATCGGTGTCCAGAGGCTTGCCGTTGGCGAACCGGAGCATGGCCTTGGAGTAGGACACCGACTGGGGATGCAGGAACAATGGGAGCGGGTAACCCCGGCCCCTGAAGTCGAGTTGGTGTGGGAAGAAGATGTGTCGATGCTCGGCCATCCTGTCTGCCACGAACAACGACTTGAGAGTCAGCAAACGCTGCGACTCGTAGGACTCATTCAAGAAGTGGATCTTGGCCGCAGCCTTGCGCCATGATCGACGGGCCTCTTGGTTGGTATCGATATCGACTGGTCTAGTAGGCAGTTCCTCGTCGCGGCTTGGGGGCAGACCATCGATGGTCAAGCCTTCCTTCCAGCACTCACGAACGAGTTCAAGACACTCAGAGTCAACCACCCATGCGGTGTTCTGGAC